AAATGCTAACATACCTATAATAGAATGCTATGTTAGAGGTAATTATTTAAGAGATCAAAAAGATTCACACGATAAATACTTTAGTTGTGCTATATTTGGTTTTAGTTCTATACCAAATCAAGTACCATTATTTCATTACATGATGGAAGATGGTGGGCTATGGTGGAGATCTCCTATATCAGCATTCTGTAAGGAACCTGGTGTAAAAGAATTACCCCTAAATGAATTAGTAATGTGGGATAGCTTTAGCTACAATGTAGCTGTTACAACTTTCTATGAATTAGCAGGTTGTAAAATGCAATACATATCAAGACGTAAAGTAAAAAGAAAAGGTACTTACTTATTTACTATTGATTGGTGTGGTGGAGATTATAACGAATTAAATTTTGGTTATTCAGAAAAACCAGATCAACATAAATGTGGTCATGTACTTGAGTTAGAAGATGGTAATTATGCTATTCAACCTAACAATAGATTAAGAGTATTTGATGCATCTATGGGCACTGACCCTAATGAAAAACCTGCTATTAATAGATTAGTTAGTAGCAGAAGATGGTCAGTTGAAACTAGTTCTAAATGGATAACTGATGAGCATGAGGAAGGCAGCTACGATTATCACTTTAAGGAGATAAAAGATGAGCAATAAAAGTACAGTAAATAAAGCAGGCAACTATACTAAACCTGGATTAAGAAAACAAATATTTAATAGAATAAAATCACAAGCATCTCATGGTACAGGTGCAGGCCAATGGTCTGCTAGAAAAGCACAGACTTTAGCTAAAGCATATAAAAAAGCAGGTGGAGGATATAAATCTTAATGCCTTTACTAAGTAAAAGTAAATTTTTAACAGAAAGTAAAACTATTACAAGTTTATTACCAAATGGAGATGCAGATTTAATTTATACTTGCCCAAATAATTATAGTGCTATTGTTAAATTTTTGCATTTAAGTAGTGGTATAGCTAATAATAAAAAAGCATATATACAATTTTATCATGGAGATGATGGTACATATCATCATATTGTAAATGGACTTGCTATGGGTGCACATACAGCTACTGATTTAGTAAGTGGTAGCCAGTTATATATGCATCAAGGTGATAAATTAGTAGGTTATATAGAAGCAACAATGAGTTTGGATGTAACTGTTTCTTTAGAGGAATACTACGATCCATTAAGAGGATAATATGGCACTAACGCAAGAACAAAAATCACTCAAGGCATGGGGCAAACAAAAGTGGAGAACTAAGTCTGGTAAACCTTCATCTAAAACAGGTGAAAGATACTTACCATCTAAAGCAATCAAGGCTCTCTCCCCACAGGAATATGCAGCTACAACAGCTGCTAAAAGGCAAGGCAAATCAGCAGGCAAGCAATTTGTTAAACAACCAAAAAATATAGCTGAAAAAGTTAGAAAGTATAGGAGTGTATAATGGCATTATCAGAATCAGAAAAGAAAAAACTAGACAGATATAATCTTGATGGTTTAAATAAACCTAAGAAAACCCCAGGGCACCCAACTAAAAAAGGCATAGTTGCTGTTAGAGAAGGTGATGGGGATATTAAAATTATTAGATTCGGTGACCAGAAGATGGGTCATAACTATAGTGATGAGGCTAGAAAAAGTTTCAAAGCTAGACATGCTGAGAACATAGCTAAAGGAAAAGAAAGTGCTGCCTATTGGGCAGATAAGATGTTTTGGGCAGGCCCAGGTGGATCTAAAAAGTCACCACCTAAATCACAGAAACATACTAAAGGTACATAATAAACTATGCCCGCACCAGTCGCACTTGCAGCTATTCCAATAATAACAGCAGCAGGTAGGTTTGCTGCACCTTACCTAGCCAAAGAGTTAGGTAAGTTGGGCATGAATAAGTTTGTTTCAACTTATGGCAAAGGTGCATTTAATACTTTAGAAAGTTTAAATAAGAATACTACTATGGTTAAACCAGAGGCTATGCCAATGGTTAATCCTAATTATATGTCTAGTGGTAGTGATGACGATGACACTAATGTACCAATGGTACAAGACCAACAAAAATCTAACCAACCACAACAAGAACCTCCAGAAGATAAAGGGCCAAACCTTGGTACCGAAGTAGCTACCGAAGCTGCATTACAAATCTCAAAAAACTTATCCAAACAAGAAGACATTAAATCTCAAACACAAAAAGCATTAGAACCCAAAGTAGAATTTGGGACACTAACAGAAACAGAAAAGCAAACAGCACAGGCACTTATGGGTGATAAACCAGAGTTTTATTCTCGTGCTGTAGATGCTATTAAAAATGCTAAACAAAATAAATTTACTAAAGGTAAATGGAAAAGTATTGTACAAAGTAATTCTACTAAAGAAGAAATAGATTACCTTGGTTTATCAGATTATTTACAAGGTAATGAATCTATAACTAAACAAGACTTATTAGATTTTGTAGAGCAAAAAAATATAGCAGATAAACTAAGTGTAGTTGAAGTACCTTTGGAAGATCAATATGATTTTACAACTTTTTCACTTGGGGGTGCAGGTGGTAAAAGGGCTCGTGCTAGTGAAAGTACTAGAGAAATACTAGGTGCAGGTGATGTTAAACTTCCTACTATGGAAGGATATAAATCTAGTGTAGAGCAATATGTTTTTCAAGTAGATGGGCCAGAACAATGGTCAGCTGATCCTGCTCATTTTGCTAAAGAATATGCAAGTAATGCTATAGCCCATGCTAGAGCACAAACAGGATACTTTAATGCTGATGCTGTAGAAAAAAGATTAGATGCAAAAGAAGCTGATGGAGAAAAATTAACTAACAATGATAAAGTTTTAAAAAATGCATCTAGACAATTAGAAAATACTTTTATTATAGATGAGATTCAATCTGATATGATACAAAAGATACAAAAAAAAGGAACTTTTGAAGATCATACTGTTATTGATAACCGAGACATTGTAGATTACCTTAATAAAAATAATATAGAATATAAAATTTTACCCCAAGAGGAATATGGTAAAAGAAGTGGTCTGCCTAAAAATGAAAACTATGAAAGTTATATAGAGTTTAAGCCTACAGGATACTCAACTAGAAGAGTAATACCAATACTTAAAGAAAGAAATAATAGATTTGAAATATTTACAAAGGATGGCGAACATGGTGAGTCTATTTTTAATAATGTTAATAGTATAGATGAGGCAATAAAATATTTTAAAGAAAGTGGAACATATGGTGTACCAGGTTTACCTATAACTGAATCAAAAAAGTATGTAGAGTTAATACTAAATGCTATGATAAAAAAAGCAGTAGAAAAAGATTTAGATAGTATAGGTATAACTAATGGTCAAATACAATTTGATAGATATGAAGGTCAACCTATGGAAGATAAAGAAGGTTTAAAAAAATTTTATGATGAGATTGTATATAAACAATTAGAAAAGATTGCAGATAAGTATAATGCAAAACTAGAAACAGTTGAACTTCCTGGTAAAAGTGAAGTAAAAGATTTTGATGATGTTGGTTTAAATGAACCTACAGAAGAATCAGATGCAAGAAGTATAACTCGTAGAACTACAAGAGCATTAAGAGATGGATTTGTATTGCGTAAAGTAAGTTATGGTACGTTAGCAAGTACAATTGAAAATTTAAATCGTGGTAATATAGATGGAGATCCACTTCCCGATGATCCTAATGTAACATTACCAGATTATGCAAGTGTATTTACTGAAGCAGGTAGAGGTGCAGGAAGTAGTATTTTAGATACACTTATTGATGATAATCCAGATTTAGAAAATGAAAAAGATTATTATATGTGGGTAAAACCAGATAGTAAAATAGATAAAGCTATATCAAAAGCTAACGCTGGTGAGTTAATGAGTCTAGCAAGTGCATGGGATATTAGAGATATTAATTTGCAAATGCCTATAGCATCAGTATCTGGAAGTGGGCCAGCAGATGTAAGTAATTACAACTCTTATATATTAGAATACTTTGATAAAACAGAAGATTTTAATCTTAGATATCCACACGAAATTATAAAAATGAGATTACCTAAAAAATTACAGAAAGACATATTAAGCAAACCTATCAAACTAACTAAAGCTAAACAGCAAACAGATAGGTTATTTGCATAAAAAAGGGGAGCCATAAAGACTCCCCCACAGCAAGGCAACACGACTCGGAACCTAAGTTATCTTGGGTTCCTTTTTTTTTGGGCCTTACGATACAGTGACGGATCACTCCATCGCTTAGTCCAAAACCAGTTACTTAATGTACTAGCATAACCTTCTAGTTTATCCATAACACAGTTATGCCAAAAGTAATATCTAAATTTTTTGTATAATCTGTTTAACATCTTCTTGTAGTTTTTTACCAATAGTGTTAGCATGATTAATTATTGATGCACAAAGATTAGCATGAAACGGATAACCTTTAAGTGCCTCTCTAATTTTAGTAACAGGCTTTCCACCATAGTCTATAACAACAGCATTGTTTTTATTTAAACCAATCTTCAATTCAAATAATATACCAGTATACTTTGATATATCGTCTGGCTCTTTTATCTTATCCTTTTCTTCTTTCATTCTTTTCCTCGCTTGCTTTTATAAAATCTGCACCAATTCTTGGGTCTAGTGGACTCAATGCTGATAGCACATTCATTAGTTTAACTACTTCACCATATGGTCTAGTCATTAAGTATCTCATAATATCCATTAACTGTTCAGATGTTATAAGATAAGTCTTAGGACTAGGTTTGTTTGTTTCTTTACTCATATTCCCTCCTTAATTATCAGTAAAATATTTATTGAGGGTGTCTAAGTTTTCTTCTGCAGTAGATATTTTATTTATCAATTTATCTAACTCAGTTATAAATTGAGGATGCTCACCTATACCTACAGATGAATTAAAATATATCAATGCACTTGCATAAGCATCTGCTATTTCAGCTTCATACTTCTTTCTTAATGCATCTATAAGTAATAGTTTAGTGTCCATTAATAACCTCTATATTCATAGTAAGCATTCTCAATAAACTCTTCATCACTAAGATAAGGATTATGATTCATCTTTAATCCTTGTAGTTCTTTAAGTTCATTAACTGTTTGAGATAATGTTTTATTTTGTTGTAAGCATCCACATACTAAATCAACAACTTCAATCTGTGCTTGTTTCATTGCAGACATTATTTAACCTCCTGTATTAATCTATTAAGATACCAACTAGCCTTTTCTAAGTCTTGTAAAGGCTCGCCTTTAAATTTATATCTAGCAACATACTTCAATACATTACCTTTTAAATAACCATGATATTCATCATTTGTCATACAATCTCTGATAACATCAATGGTTTCTTTTTTACCATGTTTATAATGTGATGGTGAATTAACCACATCGTCTTTATTTTTTGCCATATTCTTTCCTAACTGTTTTAATATCTATAGCCTCTAGATTATAATTACCATCTTTAACTTCTCTCTTAACTATCAATCCACTCCACCATATATGCTGAGTATCTTTAGCATATGGTTCGTAATGACTTAGATAGCATCCTGCAGATAGACCATGAATCTTATTACCACTTGGTAATGTAGATATAGCATAATCTAATAAATGACTATGACCTACTGTAGCAGAAACTTTGTGTTTTGTCAAGAGTGTTCTACCAATATTTTCTCCAGAGATTGCTGATCCCATAACTCCAGATGGAAAGTGATGAGCATAATAAATACCATCAACAACTTTAAACTTTTTATAAGGTACTTCTTGCCAACCATATTGTTTAAATTGTAAGTCAGATATTTTCATAGTTCCTTCTAACTCTGGATTCTCGTCTACAAATCTATCTATTCTATCTTCATGATTACCATGTAACATAATCTTTCTAGGTTTATGTTTTCCTAGACCTTTATTAAATAAAGATAAAGCATGATGAGAATGTTCCATATCTTGTTGGTATCTCCTGCCTTCAAAAGATTTTTTACCTTTATCATATGAAGATAAAGAATCCATACTACAAAAGTCACCCATGCATATTACATGTGTAGCTTTTATATCTGCTGCTAATTTACCTGCCCACAGAAATCTATCATTGTTGGATTTAGGTGTACAATGAGGGTCACCTATAACTAAGTGCGTTGCCATTAGTTTAACTCCTTCTCTCGTTTAAGTTTTAAGTATTCAATAAAGTCAATCACATTATCTTCTTCATCAAACTCTGCAACAGAATTGATTGTAAGATTTTCTTTATTGGGGTCTCGTTTATCATCAG